AAGTTTAAAGTAAAGGTGGTTCTCAACAGCTGTTGAGAAATTTGAACGTGATGAACTACTACCTGCCGCAGCTGCAACATTAGTAGTTTGTAGCTTACCGCCTGTTCTCCAAACAGAACGTTCGTGTAGTCCGTCAGCATCTGTAGCTACTACTTTAGTATTAGATACCAGTGATTGCCACATAAACCAATCTGCAACTGGTTTTACGTTGCCTGTCTGGTTAGTAGCTGCTGTAGTTGTGCCCCCAGCCGCACCAGTGTTAACGCCTGTAGGACGTAGATACACTTGAAAGTTCCAGTCTACAGGGTTGATAGCAGTATTAAAACGCTGCTGCGAGCGGTCTGGTGTAATTCCAGATTCAAGTGAAGTGATATCCTGAGTTGCTGCGGAAGAACTCACTGCAAAGCCTGCAAGAACTTCTAGCTTCCAAGTATTAGTTGGTCGCAAGTCAACCGCAGCTGCACCATTGATAATATCTTTGGTGGACAAAAATACTTCTGAATTTCTTTGTAAATTAAGAGATGCCATCCCTTTTCTCCTTATCCGTCTAGTCTATAGACTGTCGTTAATATTACCTCTGCTAATCCATAAGGAATTGCTAAACCTTCATCTGGGCTAATACTATCTATTGTTATATCTAGTATACCCTTATCAGGATTGTCTCCTAGTGAATAGATAACGTGTTCTATATCTTGAACTAGATCATCTATGAGGCTTTGAGAATTATCTTCCCCAAATACGTATGCTCTTATGGTAACGTCTAATGTTGCTACCGTCAAACTTTTAGATTCAAAATCTCGAATTTCGGTCCCAGCACTTACGTACAGCGCTGGAAAGTCGTTGACTTCATCCAAAAACTTTACTCTACGATATACATTGTTGAACAAGTTCTGTGTATATGTATACCCACTGTTAAACCCAGAGACTGCGCCATCAATCTCTTTGAGCTGTGTAACTAAAAAATCTGTTATCTCTGTACGTCTTGATGCCATTATTTTCTAATAAACCTGTGATGTCTTCCAATTAGTTGTTGAACTGCAGGACGTAATCCTTGCTCTTCAATAAGTTTACTTGGTGCTCTGCGTTCACTTTCAAAAACATTATAAATCGGATCGTAAGTATATTCAATAAATTCGTTTGCTTTATTAAATTTTGTAATTGTAAAAGACTGAGCAAAACGACCCGTTCTTTCAGTTAAAATTTCATTAATAGGCGGAGGCGGCCCTCCAGGTACTCCTTTTGGCATCTTAGATCTAAATAATTTTCTAGCTAAAGCCTCTATTTGTTGAACGGTAATCTGGTGTTGTATAGGATCTTTAGTTTGTCTTTTTCTTTTTCCAGTAGATTTTGCCTTAGAAGCAACACGACCACTTTGCACAGGGCCTGACTTAAATTCTATCTCTAAAGGGTTACGTTCAAATTCTTGTGCAATGACTAATAATTCTGCAAAAGCATTAATAAATCCATACTTAGTTTTAGCACCACTTCTTCGTAGAACGTCAGACCCTGCACCCTTTACATAAAACTTTAAAATGTTTTCTAAAAATTTATCTTCTGCTTGTGCAACTATTCGTTTAGTCACATTAATCATGTTTTCTTTAATCAGTGCATTACCTGCAGAGCTAGTACGAAGTGCAACAGACCCTCCTGTAGCACCTCCTGTAAATTCTAGTGTAGTAAGTTTACGTCTTCTTTGAGCAGTGCTTAAATCAAATTTTTTAGCTAAACCAGGAACAGCACTGACCTTTAATTTACCATCAGTATAAGTATATAATAGATAATTTTGCATTTTTTGATTAAACTGAGTTATCAAAGCATTTCTATATTTTGTTTGTGCAGGAGACTCAAACCATTTAAAAAGCTTTTGTTGATCGTATAAAGAGGCTTTGATTTTGATTCTATTATTTTTGTCTACTGTTTCTTTAATAGTTGCTTGACTGCGAATAGCGTTGATACTACCGGCAAATTCTTTGCTACCTCTTGTTAGTCCTGAACCAAGCTGTGTAAAAGTTGTAGTTCCACCTTCTTTTAGTTTTTGTTTAATTTCAATAGTTCTTTTGTTCCTATCTGTAGTAGTACTATCAAATTCAAATTGTTCAGCAACTTCTTCTCCAAACAAGATTTTTATATCATCATAACCAAGCTCAGTATCTGGAGCTGATTCTTCACTCTGATAACGAGATAAATTTTTAGGCTCACCAATAAAACCTTTAATAGCCGGATCAAACTGTTTTCCTCTTGCACCACCAGATAGAAAATCAGAAAAGAGCTGAAGATCTAGCATCTTAGCTCTATCTTGAGGAGTGGATTTATATTTTTTGTTTTTGACTAGAGTTACAGCTGTATTAAATGCAGATTGTAGTCCTTTTCCGTCAGGAACACCATCAAAGATGATGTTTAAATTTAACTTCACGAAATAATCCTGTATAAATCTAAAATACGACGAATATGTGGTGGGAAATTACCTGCTAAAGGATAAGACTCTCCCCGCTCTCCCTCAAATGAAAAGCCGCGTTTTTCTTGGTCTTGCTTATAAAGAAGTTTTACCATATCAAGTGTTGCAAGTTGAATATCTTGTGGTATATCGGAAGACTCATAACCTGCACGGTACTCTACTTTCACACCAGAGGGAAAAGGTGCGAACGAAGGAGACCCAGCTAAGGTCATTGATGGGTAACTATTACGAACTGTTGGGAAAGAACCTCTTACACCAACCGCACCTACGTCGCGAGTTACTTCTCCCATATCGCGAGAAAAATTATACTCATTAACTGCGTTATGAACATCTTTAGTTTCAGTAGCATCATTCTTACCATCAAAATGAACTAAGAAAATAGTTTCTCCGTCTGGTCTAAATCGTTTTGTCGGTGGAGTAAAATTAGCAGATGAATACCTAGCTTTGTCTGATACTCTAATCTCATCCATGTAACCTTTAAATGTGGTGCCTATCTCAACATTACTTGTAAATGTTAAATTTGCTTCGGTAAACGATGCATCAGCAATCACATTACCGTTATAGTGTAAATATAGCTTTTCTTCTGTTAAATCGCGAGACACTGCAACGTGTGCAAAACGACGTTTAGCAAACTGCTGAGTCTCTACAGAGGTATTGGCTCCTTCAATTACAGTCGCTGTTCCTGAAACATTTGCTTCATATGCTAAACCTTTTTGACTCGCTAATCTAAATTGCATGTAATTTGAAGCGTCTGTATTAATTGAAAATAGTACATTATCTTGTAGTGCCGCTTCATCTACACGAATAAACATCTCAATGGTAAAATCACCCTCTTCGAATTTTAAGTCTGAAGATACAGTACTACCTAAGAGGTAATCACTAGTATTAAGCTCAAGAGATGATTTTCCAAATCTTTTAATTCTTGTGTTGATATGAGCATCATTTTTAAAAGATAGTGTTGTTGCATCAGTTTCTTTTGTAGTTACGGGTCTACCTATAGTTGTTGGATCAGCTAAAATTACATCTTCTGTACCATTAAATTCAGAAACTTGATATACATTTGAAAGAGGTAATCTTGATAACATAACAGAAGTTTTTCCTCCGTCAAACACTTCAACGTAGTCATTAGCCAACATTTCTTGCCCAATATAATGCTCAACTACGCCTGTGGCATAGTTAATTATATTAGCAAGTCTAGCGTCTTGACTATTAGACGAAATACTTAGATAATCTTTAACTTGTGCTAATGATACAAAAGCATACTTTCCTAAATTTTCTTCTAAACGATCTACCATGTTTATCTACCTGTTCTTCCTCTTTTGATTACTCATATAATGAAAAGGGAGGCGTTGACCGCCTCCCCCTGTGTAGTTCAAAGATGTCTAAGCTAAACTTAGCCAGCTTCAATTGTAACAGCGTAGCTGTACTTAGTAGCGTCAAGAGCTGCACTTGAGTTAGTCGTAAGGGCTTTAAAGTCAATACGAGTGCTCATGTACATAGCAGTAACCTGCTGACGTGGTTCGTACTCGCTCTCAATCTCAATACCGCGACGTTCTGCAATCATAAAGCCAGGCTTATAACAGAGAACACCGAGATGACGGTTAGAGCCACCAACGTTATCTAAGAACTCGGTGATTGCAATTGGGATACCGTAAACGGCGCCAACTGAACCTGTGAGGTAAGTAGCGTTTGGACCAAACTTGTCAACTGTCTGGAAGTCAGAAGTTGTAACAAGGTTGTTATAACCTTCGATTGATGTTAAGTACACAAGGTCGTTACCAAGCTGAAGGCCATACTTGCCAAGCTTAGTGCGGGCTGCAGCGATGTCTGACGGATCAGCTTTATCGTTTGCAGAACCTGTATCCACAGTCAGACCGGCGCCTACGTCACTTGTAAGGTTAGTAATACCTTCAAT